CGCCGAAGCGTAGGACAGCATAAAGCTGACTAGGGGACCAATGGTCCGGGGGGGGTAGGAGCGGGCAGGTGACTCGCCTACACTGGAGAGCGACGTCGCTGGCGCTGGCGTGCAGCTCCTCCTCTCACTCTGTCTCCATCGGTTCTGCGGCCACTGCTAGAGGGGCCGGGTACCGACGGGCGAGAGCGCGGAGGCGTTGTGCTGCGGCGCTGGCGCTTATCACGAACGTTCGCATCTCGTTTACCTGGACTACGGTCACTCCGCCGAGAGCGACACGCACGTCCATCAGCATCTTGAAGAGCTGTTCTAGCTCGACGAGGTGCTGATCGATCGCCTGTTGGACTTGTTCCATCCTTGTCAGTTTGAGGTTGTTGACTAGGACCGGCTTGGACCTCGCCGTCTAATGCGACAGGCATCTTCGGTTCCAAGTCGAGTGATGTTGTCAGACGGGGAAGTCCGCTCACGGGACCAGTATACGCATCAAGCGCCGCGAGGTGCTTGAGTAGCTCAGCTGTGGTGAGGCCGAGCTCATTGGCAACAACGTCATTCCAATCGACGGAGTCAGACTGAGGCCATGAGTTTCCAACATGATCCTCATTCTTAACCCAGAACGGAATGTCGTTGTAGTCTGCGTATTGGACCACACGTGCAGTGCAATTGCGTTGGTAGGCCCGACACCAATGGCCAATAAAAGGTGTCAAGCAGTCAGTGACTAGATACGCCTGCGTCTTAGCCCACCCGACGTCTTCGATGTCAGATTGGGTGTCACAGGTAGTATGTAGTTTGAGCAAAGTGCGCAACGGCGACTGCACGGAAGCCGGTGATGACCAGGGATCGAGATAAACTCGCGAGAGGAAGGTCACTGGAGAACCGCGAGGTGCACGATTCACTATTTTCAAGTCAAAGCCGAGAGAAGAAGCAGTTTTGGACAGCAACGCGTCAGACACGTTTCCGGATCTAAGACCGTCGTCACCGTAGACAATACCAATCCAAGTCCATGCCTCGTCATCATCCATGCCAGCTTGGCGGCCGGCAAGATATGAGACGAAAGCATTTGCAATGCTGTTCCCGTCAGTCGTGAGAGCGGAACCGCTAAGACGACTGCAGTCTGGGTCATATTTGATGCCCAGCCGGGTGACAGCAGGTGCTTGGAGTTCATTTCCCAATAGTGTGGACAATTCTGTTAAATGGTCGAGGTGCACCCAACGCTTGTAAATGGCAAATTCGACATTCTCCCGCATGAAACGGAGGAACGTGCCGTCGAATTTGCTATAGTCAGTCTCAACCAGCTCAGTGGAACTTGCGGCCAAACTCTGCACAGCCTCGGCAATTTCAGCCGGTGTGTGAGTTGGCATGTACCACGGAACATGCTGGAGGACTGCTTCTTTGAAAGCGTAGGTGTAGCTGGACAGCTTAACGTTTTGGGTGTGCGGGACAGTTGATATGTTCCGCGGATAGTTTGGGGCATTGTATGCTTCTTTCTTTTGGAACGCCTTGACGATCATAGTGAACTCATCGTGATATCGATTAGCATCATTCCGGGCCCGCTGTAACGGCTTGGTCTGGTGCTCTTCGACATACGTGAGGGGATAGGGACGGCCGAGCCCGGCCGTGGGCACCAAATGGCGCACGAAATCCCTAGCCACTTTGTGCATCTTTGGAGTGATGTGCTCGCGGCTCTTTGCCTTAGCCTGCGGACCCGCTATACGACCGTCGATCGTGGCAAGCTCATTGGAACGCGACTCACTTGGAAATACAGCAGTTTGAGTCAGCGGCCCAGGAGCGTACTCACGGGCATAGCATTTGCCCTGCTCAGAGGGGTCGATGTCGTACGTGTCACCAAGAGCTTGGTAGTGGCGTGCCAGCTCTCCAGGCTTGTGGACGACCTCGCTAGCGAGATCGCACCCGGCCTGAAGGCATTTGTGAATTATGGCTGCCTCCTTACACGAACGTGCCGACCGACGAACAGTATCTGACAAATTGTTATTCTTCGACAGTTCATAAGCAGTACGGATGTTTTCGAAATCCTGAAGCGGAAGTTGGACACTAGCGAAATTGCCCTCCAGGCCCAAGCTGATCAGGGGCCCCTCCTGAGAGATGTAAGTAACAGCATTGAAATTGGCGTTATTATTACGTTGTTGGTAACGCATGTAGTCCAATTCAGCACCGTACTCACTAATCTTAAGGAGGTTGGAGCGACAAGTCGCGAAAGGAACAATGGAGACGATGTTGCGGTGCTCACCCATCTTGAACTGGTCAACGGTGAACAACGTAACCTGGTCGCCAAACGGGGCTATCCCAAGTTTGAGATAGAGGTAGCCACACAAAGCGGTGATGCCAGTAATGTCGCGCAAAATCTGTTTCAGACTTGCCCAGAAACCACGGGGTTTGGAGCGCACGAACATGGTATCCTGGTTGTAGTTCCAGATCCTATGGCGCACGTCCTTACCACCAGCAACACGGTAGTGAACGTGGTCGTCAGTAATGGTAAAATAACCATCCTTAACTTCCCCGGACACAGTGCTGGGTTGGAACGTGTACAACAGGATCGGAACGCCAAGGCCAACCAATTCGTGCATATCCACGTAATAGTCAACGTCAGTCATCACGATAACGTGCCGGTCAGTGATTTCATCACGGCGGTAGTCCTGACGGAAGTCGGCAAGACTATAGAACTGACGGGACCCGTGGTACTCCTTCTCACGCGGTGAGGGTGAGATAATGTATGGCTCGTAGCCACATTTCTCAACCACACCGATCATGGTGTCGGTAGCGCTGTTCCGCTCGGTAGCAGCCTCCTGGTGGGAATGGCCCTTGCGCACTGAAATGCGCACTAGTTCCATCTGCTTCTGGATACTCGTGCGGATCACCGCCGCGTCGCGGAGAATTTGTTTTCGATCCGCAATGACACGTTGGCGATAATCCTCAACCCTATCCGCAAGCCATTTTGATGTCAACAGGCGGTAGCCCGTAACGACACAAAATGCTGCTCCAGACATGCGTGCGAGTTCAAACTCAAAGCGGCGCATGGCTTACAATTGTCGTATTGTATGCTAAACGGTAACCTTGCGTAAGTGTTCAAAACAACAGAGCAAGAGCTGATGTTA